GTATGCGTCATACTGACCAGCATCTTCAAACATCTTTAATTCTTTTTCGGTTTGGCGACCAGCTTTGTAGTAATTAGTGATTTGCTCACGCACAGCACGATTCACGTCACCGCGAACAGTTTTGTGTGGTGCGCGAATGATTGCGGGTGCTTGAACAGTTGCCAGTTTTGCTTCAAAGGCAGAGAATTTCTCAGCCATTTCAGCTTGCACGGCGGCAATAGCTTCGGGGATTTTTGCTTCAACTGCTTGAACTGCTTCGACTTGTTTAGCTTCGATAGCGTCCAGCTTCTCAATGATTGCTTGGGACATGATTAACCTTTCAGTCGTTTATCTAGGGATTTAGACAACTCGCGCATTTCAAGTGCGGCAAGAATGTCAGCTTCGGTCACTTCCGCATCAGAATCTCTCTGGTGAGGCGCATTTTCAAGCGGCACTTCAACAGCATCTCGCTGTTCAATCACCCTCTTGAATACAGATGCGGCAGTGACCGCATTCTGTTTAGAAACCCCTGCATCTCGCAAGGATTGCTCTAATACTCGTAGATCAATTGCACCATCATTGGTGAAATATTCTAATTTTTGCACTTCTGCTTTTAAATTGTTTGGATACATCACCACGCTCACCTCGCGCAAGCCGCCTTTGGTGATCTGAAAATATCCATCTTCATACGGGTTATCTGAACCCACTGTCATGGGTGTGCCGTCTTCTTTGACCCATTGATATTCATCAGCGTAAGCGGCAACAGAAACACCGCCAAACATAGTGGGCGACTCAGTCATGATTTGATACAAGTCAGAACCAGCGGTGGTGTTCATGTACAAGCGACCGCAAGCAGTCATACCATCATCATCAAACTCAAAGCTGTGCCATTCGCCAACAGGCATTGCGTCATCGGCATGGTTCAAAAACATAGGCAATGGTTTGCCCTCTTTTGTGAACGAGCCAGCCCAATCCATAAAGCCCTCTGGCTGATAGTTGAACTTGCGACCATCTGCGCCCTCTCGCGCACCCCAAGTGGTTACTCGCGCTTCAATCTTGCCCGTTGGTTCTGCCCCGCCTGATTGCGCTTCCACGCGCAGTTTTGCCTCGCATACCATCATCAAGTTTTTTGTCATGAATTACCTCATCGACTTTTGTTCGGTCAATGTCTTGTATTGTTTTAGGCGGTCTACCTCGTGTAGGTTTACCTTTTGGCTTGTAATCTTTCAACAATCGTACCACTTTTTTAAAAATAGCTGTCATTGTTTTAATCCATTAACAATGTTGCAACTAATTCTTCTTCAGTAGGCTGTGTTAGTTTTTGCTCGCTTAACAAGTTTAGCATCACATCTTGCATCATTTTTTCAAGACTAACACTCGCATATCTTGTTCTATTTCCAGTTGCAAAAATTTTGCTAACGATACCTTTTGCATAAGCTGACTTAACTCCAGCAACGGCATGGCGAGGCGGGTAAATCCTGTCAGGCTCAATAATGAATGGATAACCAATGCCGCCATTTGGCAAAACAGGCGCAACATTGCTCCCGTCTGCGGTAACTAAACCAACGCTACCAACAGCTTCAACGCCTGTTGGATAAGCATTTCCAGCCTGTGCGCCGCCACCGCTTGCGGTCACTGTTCCTGTTTCGGCTGTTGCTTGAACGCCAGTTAAGTTTGTTTGCCCACTGCCATTAACAGTCAATGTTCCTACTTCGCCTGTCGCTTGAACACCAATAACTGCGGTGTTTCCATTACCTACTGCAATGACTGCCCCTGCCGCGCCTGTACTTTGTACGCCTGTAATTGAAGTGCTGGCATTGCCAAATACCGTTACTGTTCCTGCTGTGGCTGTGCTTTGAACCCCTAATATGTTTGCGCTTGCCGCGCCTGTTGTAGTAACTGTGCCAACTTCGCCTGTTGCTTGTACGCCAATAACCGCTGTATTTGCATTGCCGTTTGCCGTAATTGTTTCAACCGCGCCTGTTGCTTGTACACCTGTTAAGGTTACATTTCCCCCCGCTGATGCTGTTGTTGTGCCAACTGCGCTAGTTGATTGAACGCCTGTTAAATCTGTATTTGCCGCGCCAGTTGCCGTAATATTACCTACTGCACCTGTTGCTTGTACGCCCGTGACGTTTGCTGTTCCATTAACAGGTACTGGGCCAAAATTCCATCCAATGTTGTTTCCACCGTCTATGTTGTTGTACGGAGGGTCTGTTGGCGCACTAAAAACTGCCCCACCTATAGCAACAATATCTTTTATGTTTCGTTGGTTTACAATTAAAGTTCCGCTGGTCTTGTTTAATGTAGCTTGAGTACCCGAAACTGTTGTAGTTAAAGGATTAGTAATACCACCAGTATTGGTGTAAAACATATCCACAACATTTAGCGTTGAATTTGCGGCAAGAACAATATTTCCTAATGAACTCCCGTTACTGTTTTCATTAATCGTTGTTATTGTTTGCGTATTGCCAGAAGAACCTATAGTTACGGTATATTGATTAGTAGAAAATGTGCCAATATTTAATTCTGGGAAAGTTCCATTAGGTACATTAAACGAACCACTGGATGCAAATTGAACTTTAGAACCAGTTAAACTTAAAGTTGTTCCAACCATAGAACCAACAAATGTGCCAGTACCACCGGAATTGTTGTTAATTTCTATGCGGTTACCACTGCTTACAGTTATGGTTTTTGTATTTGAATTATTAAAATTAAACGCATTGCAAAGTAAATTACGACTGTTTGTATCAAGTGATGAAGAAACATTATAAGCACTAGCATAAGACCCAAGTAAATTTAATAGTTTATATATTGTCCCAGTTCCACCGCTAACATTTACAATGGCTGGTAATGCAGCAGTTGATTCTATAAAATTTATTCTTGACGTATTAGTTGATGCAAGAGTTATAGATGTAAACGGTGCGATACTGGTAAAGGTATTTTGATTGGAATAACTTCCATAAATGGTTGGCGTACTATTTGTATATGTATGAACGCCGGGAGCGTTTAATAAAGTTAAATCCAAAACATAAGAACTGCTTAAAGCAATGATTGCATTGCTGTTGCCAAAAGTAAAATTAAGGGCTTTAGCTTCTGCGCCGCCAGCCGATGTTCCGTGAGCAATAGTACAAGTACCAGACGTAGGGGAGAAACTTACGTTTGGAGTACCAGTGTATGAAAAATTTGTAATGTCTGGAAAATCCCAATACGTTGCACTAGCTGACCTTGTGTTTACATAAGACCCTGTACCAAAAGCAATAGCCCTTGTATTGTTATTGTTTGAAGAAAAAATTCCAAAATTAGTTAATGTGAAATTATTTAAATCTAGTGTGCCTGACGTTAATGTTATTGTTCTTAATGTTGTAGTGCCAACAGCTAAAGCATCTTGTAATCTATAGGTTGCAGTACCAGAAAATGTAATTGGAAAATTTAAATTTAATCCCGCACTAACTATATTTTGTGTTCCGCTGGTAGCCGCTAAAGTTACTACACCTGAGCCAGCAGCTATGGTCATTCCTGATTTAAATGTCAAATTACCATAAATCGTTAAAGTAGTACCAGTAGAACTAGCTTTTGACCCTGTAAAAAAACTACTATAAACAAGACTTCTAATTGCTGTGCCAGTAGTAAAGTTTGTACTACCAGTTCCAGCAACAAACTCAAAACTTATGCTGTTTGCTTCTGTTGGCAATCCTGCATTGATTGTCCTTGCTATTCCTCCACTATATGTGCAACGTATTAGCGGAGTTCCAGTTACGTTATATGTTGACGCACCAGTAAAAATAGTTCCGGGACTATTTAAAGAAATTGTATTTGTTCCAAATGCCAGAGTTCCAGTAAACCCTGTCATTGTTAGCGTTTGAATCGTAACGCTTGAATTTACTGTTGCAGTACCAGCACCTGATAACGCATTAAATGTTGCCGTATCTGCTGTACTTGGGACACTTGCACCACTTGCGCCGCCAGATGTAGCACTCCAATTAGATGTGCTTGTCCAGTTGCCTGTACCGCCAGCAACCCAAAATCTTGCCGCCATTATTCAACATCCTCATCCAGCAAAGGTTCTGATGGTGCAGATGTAATTAATAAAACCCAAGCATTGATGCGCTCTTGTTTCATAGCATCTATTTCAACATCAGTATATGTATGGTCATCAGGCAAATATAAAGCATCCCTAAACATAATTCCGTTGTGCGTATGCTCGTAGATTATTTGCATAATTAAGCAATACGAATGAGAGCAGTTGCAGCTACAGCGACAGGGAAATTAACAGTAAATGTGCCATTTGTGCTAGTAATATCAGCACCAAAATCATAAGCCGCCACCGATTTATTACCTTGCGTAAAGTTGTAAATTAAACAACCGCGTGCCGTAATAGTTGAGCTTGTGAAAGCAGGATTGTTAAATGTTAGGCAAGCAGTTGACCCTGATAGCGTAACTGTAAATCCTGACAACGTAGCACCGCCAGCCGTGTAACCTGTACCCACGACCTCATTGGTTGCAGAATAAACTGTTGTAGACGCATCTAGCGTAGCTGTAGAGGTATACAAAGCAAGTTTATATGTGTCCGCAGAAGTTTGCGTTCCTGACAAAATATCTTGTTTATAAGAATTAGTCATCGTTGTAGTGATTGCCATTACATCTCCTTAGTTTCTGCACCGATAAAAGCGCCATCTGCATTGCGAATAAATGTTATTCTTTTTGTCGTTTTATGTTCTTCTTGTTCTTTTCCAATGTTCATCTTCTTGGTTTGGTTGCCGCCACCGCCCCCAGTGTCTTGTGCGCCTGTACCCGGAATTTTTGAATCAGTTCCAGCGGATGCCATTAACTTATCGCCACCCTCAATATTAGCTTTACCTAAATATTCCCGCGCTTCGTTTGGTGTCATGATGCCAGCTTTTACACCACCGACAACGTAATTCATCTGGTCAAGCGGTGCGCCTTTTAGGAAGTCCTGAACATCAAACTGAACGCTTAAATTAGGGTAGCCCTGAAGCAAAGATGCCTTAAGCTTTTGTTGAACATTGGTAATGATCGGAAACATGGTGGATTTGTAAAATTCATCCAACATGGTTTGCGTGTTGTTGTATTTCTGATCCATTAAGTGAGCCATTGCAGGGGGAACACCAAACACGCCGCAAATGCGTTTCATGGTTTGATCTTTAAGCTTGGCAAGATCAGCATCCTGCAAATTCAACATTTCAAGAGGCACATATTTCATCCCTTGATCAAGCAACATACCTTGACCTGGCTTGCTCTTGTCAGTTTGCTGACTTCCTACCATTGAAGACCATGCCTCTTTCAATCGAGCGGCAATCTCTTTGTACTTGGCATCAGGAATCACGCTATCGGTCACAAACATACCAGAGGGCTTTGCGCCGTTCAGCATGACGTAGTTTGCGTACAAATCAATGTCTTGATCTAGGCCAACCAATTCGGTTGCCAAGATGCCTTTGTTAAAACCAGCCGAACCCTGCCACGCCATATCCTTGCAATGCATGACTTGATGCGAAGCAAGAGGTTGATCTTTGTTGTAGCCATAGCTTGGCGTTGACAAACGGTAACTTGGGTAGCGTGTGGGCGTGATGGTGACCGCAATCAAGGTGCTGTCAAGCTCGTACATCTCCAGCGGTGTCTGGGTTGGATTGTCTTGGTCTTTTCTCCACCACAAAGTGAAAGCTTCGCCAAGCAATTCATGCCACATCATCCATTGATACCAATATTCATATTGGCTCTGAAAATTATTTGGAGTTGTCAGCAAATTCAATACTTGCTTGGCCTTTTGCTTATCCCGCGCACCAACCTTGTCGGAAATCAGCGCATCAACAAATTTGCCATTATCATCCTGCCACATGATCTTGATTGGCAACTGAGCCATTGCCCGTGCCTTGATTCCAACGCAAGTCATGACGGTCGAATTGCGGGTCAGCAGTGAAGTATCAACAGGGCGACCAGCATTGGTTGTGCTTCCTGTGGTTACATAAAGAATCTGGGTGTTGACAGTGGCATTTTTATTATTGCCTTGGTAGACAATGTTATTGCCAAGGGCAGTTTGTCCAAAGAGCGTGTTGCTCTCATTCTGCGTGGGCTTACGTTTAAAAACGTCTAAGATTCCCATTGGTAAAACTCCTGTTTTCGTGACTATATCACTTAAAACAATCTGAATCCATAGGAATCATTGACAAAAACATTGTCCAAATGGCAGTGCAAAGCCATGATTAAAGCAATAATGCCGTCCACTTTTGCCGATGGATCAGCTTCATTTTTCCTCACTTTTACGTTGCCATTTACGTCTGTGTACACCTCGCAATTGCTTAATTGCCATCCAACAAAAGGATTGCCGTCATGCTTGATGCCTTTCTTCAAGATCAACTGTTCGGCAGTTTTTGATGGATTTGACAGTACCGCCATGCCCTGACCGACTTTCTTGACGGGTAGCCCTAAGCCAAACAGGTTTGCTACCAGCGCGGCGGCGTTGTACGGGTCATAGCCGATTTCTTTGACGTTGTGAATACTGCATTGATTGGTGACGAAGTGTTCAATCTCATTCAGGTCGGTCACATTGCCGGGCGTGAGCCGCAAGATACCCGACTTAACCGCCTGATGGTAAATCGGCAGATAGTGATTCGGAATCAGGTCAATCGAATCCTCTGGCATGAAGAATTGGAACTGTGCATACAAATCTTCCTCGCCGTACCTGTGTAGCGTACAAACAGCATTCAAGTCCCTGCTGTGCGCCAAGTCAAACGCCACAAAGGTGGCTTCAGGTTTATCGTCTGGAAGCTTGGCCTCAGACTCATCCCAATATCGGCGGTCAACCCAAGCTGAGTTTGCTGACACATAGATATTTAACTGCTTGCAAAGGAATTCATTCAAGCTTGCTGGTTTGTTGTTGGCTTCGTCAGCCATGTGCTGGATGTGCGCGGTGGTCACCGAAATGCCAAGCATGGGATTGGCTTTACCCCAAACCGCAGGATCACTCCACTGATCCCCTGCGTCCACGCTGTACAGCAAACCAAACCAATGAAACGTGTCATGCGCGGCATTTCGCAACACCGACTTGAAGTGAGACAAGTCTTCAAAGAACTTGGTGTCCTTGGTGAATGATGCGGTGGTCAGGTACAGGCGCAAAGGATTCTTCCGCGCTCCCATGCCTGAGTGCAACACCTCAATTGAAGACCGTTCAATAATTTGCGCCGCTTCATCAATCATGGCGCAAGATGGATTCTTGCCATCCCCCGTCTTTCGGTTTTCCCGACTCAGCGCACGGTAGGTCGAAGTCGAATCACCGAATTTCTTGATCTCATTCCTGAACACCACATATTTGGACGCAAGGTTTTTGTCCATGCCCTCAATCATGGCCTTGGATGAATCAAAGCAAATTGACGATTGCTCCCTCGATGTTGCCAGCGTGAATACCTCCGCGCCAGCGTCACCAAACATCAGTTCAAACAAACCGATGATGGAAGCCAAAGTGGTCTTGCCAGACTTGCGTGGCACAAACAAAATGACATCCGTCACCCACCGTTTGCTGTGATCTTTCTTGTCGCGGAATCCATAAATGCCAGCCAGAAATAAAATCTGGAATGGCTGAAGCTCAATTGTTTTTCCAGCGTCTGCGCCCTTAACGTGCTTACAGAACTTGGCAAATTTAAGGATGTGTTCGGCCTTTGATGGCACAAACTCGTATGGCGCATCCTTGCGCTCCACCATATCAAGGAATCGCTGACAAGCCAGCTTTACATCCTCACACGCCTGAATGTCCCCTCTGGTTACCGAACTCGCATATCGAAACGCTGGCTCAAGTAATGGCGAATAGCTCATCTACGTCCGATGCTTTCTTGCTCACCCTGCCAAGAACATCAAGCTCTTTAAGGATTTTGACAATCTTGTCCAGACACTCAGTCCTGACTTTCATGTGAGCCGACACCGCCGCACCAGAGTTGTATTCATAAATGTAACCCTC